ACAGATCATACAGATGAGTTTGATGGTGATATAGATCTTGATGTTGTCAGGTTATATGAGTTTGAAGATCTACCTATTGTGTTCAGAAGATACATAATATACAGAGCATCTAGAATCGCAGCTACACAACTTGTTGCTAACGCAGGGTTGGTAAGATTACTAGGAGTACAGGAGCAGCAAGCAAGAGCTGCATTACAAGAGTATGAGTGCAACCAAGCTGACCACAGCATGATGGGATTCCCAGAAGGCACAGCATACCAAACATATCAACCATTTAGAAATCTAAGGAGATAATGGCAGGCGTAACACAAACCATTCCACAATACTCATTGGGTATATCAGAGCAGCCTGATAACTTGAAATTTCCCGGTCAGGTTTCAGATTCTATTAACGCTATACCAGATGTAACCAGAGGTCTTTTCAAAAGGCCGGGTGCTAAAAGAATAGGAACCGATGCTCTATCCAGTGTGCAGAGTGGAGGTTCGTGGTTTCACTACTTTCGTGATGAAACAGAAGGATCTTATATTGGACAGATAGCAGCTGATGGTCAAGTCAGAGTCTGGCGTTGTAACGATGGGCAGCTAATGACTACAGCCTACGGCACAGGTGGACAGACAGCTATACAAAACTATCTAGCTACAAGCACACCAGAAAACCTACAGACACTTACAATCAATGATACCACCTTTGTTACTAATCGTGATACTACTAATGCTAACACTCTCATTGGGACAACGGGAACTACAGATGCTACACCAGATGCTCACTTCGCTTTTCTAGAACTACTACGTACAGAAAACGGTAGACAGTATGGTCTAAATATATCAAACAATGCGACAACACAGACTCTAGATCGTGCTACACGTATCGAAATACAGAGTGACAACCTTGATGAGTCTGATGGCACAGGTCACTGTCCCGGTATTGGTACACAAGTATTTAGTAAAGACTCTGGTAGTAAGAAAAACTTAATATTTAGACTTAATATTTTAGGTCAACAAGGTGTTAGCCCTAACTATAGTGCCGACGGAAATGGTGCTGGTGGACAGGACTATAGATGTAGCTACAACAGAGAAGCTGTACTATTACATGGTGGTGAAGGCTGGGTTACAAACGACACAGTTACAGCTACACTTACTTCAGCTGCTGGTGGTGCAGATACTAATGGTAATGGTACACCAGACGCCGCAGCTACATATACTATCAAAGTTGTAGATCACGAAAGAACTACAGTGCAGGCTAATCTAGGTCTCATTAGACCGGCTCCTACACCGTTTGATGCACAGACTGCTGTAACTGCTGATGCTATTTTAGGTAGTTTAAAAGAAGAGATTGATGCTATATCAGGTATTAGTGCTCAGATTATAGGCTCTGGACTGTATTTATCTAGTGCTAACCCATTTAATGTGGAGGTTGTAGAAGAAGATCTCATGCGTGTTATGCAGAGTTCTGTTAACGATGTAACAAACTTACCAAACCAGTGTAAGCATGGTTATATAGTCAAGATTTCTAACTCTCGAATGGCAGATGAAGACGACTACTATGTACGTTTTGATGGAGAAAACAACAGGGACGGCTCTGGATCTTGGTCTGAGTGTGCAAAACCCGGCATAGCTAAGACGCTAACAAACATGCCACTTGTTATTCAACGTACAGCTGCAACTACATTTACTGTTAAACAGTTTACATATCAAGATAGGCGAGTTGGGGATGACTTAACTAACCCACTACCTAGCTTTGTAGGTCAGCGTATTAACAAAGTATTGTTTTTCCGTAATAGACTGGCATTGCTATCAGGTGAAAATGTCATTACATCTAGGCCCGGAACCCTTGGTACACCTGACTTTTTTGTAGAGTCAGCTCTTACAGTATCAGCAAGTGACCCGATTGATATATCTGCCGCATCTATGTTTCCTTCAGAACTATTTGATGGCATTGAAATCAACACAGGTTTACTGGTGTTCAGCACGAACCAACAGTTCTTGTTAGCATCTGATGATACAGTTCTAAATCCAGATACAGCTAAACTGCGTAGTGTAGCTACATTTAATTACAACGAAGCTATACCTCCAATATCTCTAGGTACGACAGTTGCCTACATAGATAACTCTGGTAAGTTTAGCCGATTCAATGAAATGGCAAACGTACAAAGAGAAGGAGAACCAAACGTTGTAGAAGTAAGTAAGATTGTACCTACTCTACTACCAAAAGATATAGACCTCATTACTAACTCTAGAGAAAACTCTATAGTATTGATGGGTAAAACAAACTCAGATATAGTCTTTGGTTATAAATATTTACAGATAGCCAACAAACGACAACAGGCTGCATGGTTTAGATGGAAGCTTAACAATCCTTTGATATATCATTTTATTATCAATGATGAATACTTCTTTCTAGATAGTGACTATTATCTACAGAGTATAAAATTAGTGCAGGCTGATTCAGACCCTTCTATAGTACAAGACAATGTCGACTTCTTACTTCATGTGGATAATCATACTACTGTTAGCGGTGGCAGCTTTAACTCAACTACAAACACCACAACCTTCAGTGGTGTGGGCTGGTTAAATACAGTTACCTCACCTAACTACGATTTAGTAGTGATTGACACAAATACCGCATCAGATCGTGTTGGTCGGTATGCAAAACCTACAGTATCAGGTACAAGTTTTACTTTACCCGGTAACTGGTCTGGTGTAACTCTTACAATAGGTTACATCTATGACTACGAAGTTACCTTTCCTACCTTCTATCCTACAAAAGGTCAAGGAGAAAAGATAGCTGCTGATATTAACTCATCTCTAATTTTACATAGAGTTAAAATACACTTTGGAAAGATTGGACTTTATGAAACAACACTTGAACGAGTCGGTAAACCAGACTACACAGAAGTATACGAATCAACAGAACTGGACGAGTACGACGCATCTGATGCACCATATCTCGAAGAGTTTATCAAAACTATCCCAGTCTACGAACGTAACACAAACGTAGATTTAAAGCTCAAATCTTCACACCCTGCCCCAGCTACGCTACTTGCGTTGTCTTGGGAAGGCGACTATTCACCCAGATTTTACAATCGTGTCTAATTATATACACCCAATCACATTGGAGGCTGCTACAGAAGTGGCCTCTAATCTCCGTCCAGATGACCTCAGAGAGGTCGAAGAAGGTCATGGTATAGATCATAGGTTCATACCTCTTATCATGTCTCAGAACCCCTCCTACGTGTATTTTACAGTGCCTGACGGCAAGACTGCTGGCATGGCCGGAGTAGGACAAGAAGGTGACATATGGATGCTTTGCACTCCTGATATACACCGATATCCAATTACATTTGCAAGAGAGGCCAAACGGTATGTCGATAGCCGTACTGAGCCCCTCCTCTGGAATATAGTTGACAGTAGAAACAAGGCACATTTAAAACTGCTAAAGTTTCTAGGTTTCAAGTTTTTACGTAAGTTAAAACATGGGCCAAACAATGTAACATTTATTGAATTTTGCCGTGTGCGTAGACGCTAATGCTGGAGCAAGAGCCCAAGCTCGTGCCCAAGCTAGAAAACAAGATGCCGTTCATAGACAACGGGCATTATCATTTTGGAACAGAGAAGCACAGTTCAGACGTAATCTAGATAGATCAGTTATTGGACTAAGCCGTGACCAAAGTGACATATATCAAAACGCTCTATACCAAGCTGGTAAAGGAAGAGCAGCTAATCAAAATGCTTACGTACAGTATTTACGTAGCAAAAAAGTAAACGAAGGAGGCCGAGCTAGAAAGTTTGGTAAGGCTCAAAAGAAAGCATTTCTTGCAAAGAGAGCTAATGTAGAAAGTGTACTCAATCGAATATATGGACAGCAAGGTGCACTGAGACAGCAGCAAGCTATGCGTAGTTTCCGAAGTTTCCAAGGTAAAGCCCGAGAGAAGATGGGACTACCAGCACAGCCACCACCACCAGTAATGATGCCACCAACCAACAGGCTTGGAGGAGCATTGTCACTTATACAGAGTGGACTAAGTATCGGTGCAAGTATATCTACTCTTACGCCGTCTGATATAAAAATAAAAGAAAATATTAATAAGGTGGGTAAATCACCACAAGGTTACAGTATATATGAATTTAACTATATAGGTGATGCTCAACGCTATCGTGGTGTTATGGCTCAAGATGTAGTTAAGCAACATCCTATGGCTGTAGAAGTTATGAGTAGTGGTTATCTCGGTGTTAACTACGATCTTATAGACGTTAACATGGAGGAAGTATGAGTCAGTTTGGATTCGGCCAACAGATAGGTCAGCAGCGTGACGCTCTAAGTGGGTCAAGCAGATCCAACTATGCAAGCGAAGAAGCTGATCTAACTGATGGTCTTATTAAGCAAGTCGAATCAATCGACATACCCAACACTAATCAATTCTACGAGAACATAAAGTTTGTTGAGAAGGTAAAAGAACAAGGTAACTTTCTCAACACTATGAAACAGATAGCTGGTACGTTTGAGGCTGGAGCTAGATTTAAAACAGCCTTTGACGCTATGCAAGCTAGACAAGATGCTACTGGCAGATTTACAAGTAAAGATAAAGGAAAAACTTTAGGTTCTGGTACAAGTTCAGAAACTTTGTCTGAAGCTGCTACTATAGAAAATGCAGCAGTAGAAACAGAAACTCAACAAATTAACGAGGCTTCTGTAGGACTAGAAGAGGAAAAGAATGAAACTACCAGTACAGAGTTTAAATCTGATATAACAGATGTTCAGTACGACTTATACGAAGTACAGGAAGGCTTAAATAGAAGGCAGACTGCAAATGAAATCAACGGTTCTATGCAGGCAATGTTTAGTACTTTAGCAACTCAAAACGGGTTAGATAAAATAACTACAACAGGAGAAGCTCAAGAATTTCTAGGGTTAAATGGTATTGCTGGTAAAATATTAGATGGTATATTATTTGAATATAAACAACTATATCCAGATCTCGACATAACAAATCCACGTGTACAGAATAGAATTATAGCTAGACATGCTCCAGATTTAATAAAAGCGGAGAAAGCTGTACTTAATGTCTGGGCTACTAATCATAGAGCAAAAGTAAGAACCGGTCAAGAAGCTAACATTAAGGCTGGTGTTATATCAAATGGTGGACAAGGTAACGCTAACGCCATGTGGGGTGATAACGGTATGGTATCTCAAACTAATACTATTAAGTTTGGTGGTGCTAGCCAAGCAGCAAGTGCAATAGATGTAGCTGAAACATTACGTGATGCTATCAATTCTGGTGCGGCTGTAGGCACAGAGGGTCAAACACTATCTCCAAATAATATTGATGACTTGTTCCATAATCAACCTGTAACAATCAACGGTAAAGAATACCCAAGCTATGCTGAGATACCTGACAATATTATATCTGCCAATGTAAAAGGTACAGTTATGAATATTGTTAAAGGTGCAATGAGAGACAAGACTGAAGAAATATTTAATGATTTAGAAACAGATCGTAAAAACTTTAACAAGGCATTTATAAAAACAAATATAGAAGATAAATTACCAAATCTTAGTGCTGAACAAAGAAAGCTATTTTATGAGGGTGAAAATGCTACAAACATAATGCTTCAGTATGCAAATCAGATACAAAGCCCCGCTAATAAACATCTAGCTAAGTATGATATAAATGGTTTAGTATTTCCAGAAGAGTTAAAAAGTATATTTGCTAAAGTAGATACTGGTTCTAGTGATACAGCTGTAGCTACAAAAGAAAAAACAGCTGCTACATTCAATGATCTTGAAAAGAATTTAATTACAACAGCTGTAAAAAATTATAAGTATGGACAAGGTTCTGACAAAGAACTAATAGGTGCAGACTTTATTACAGTTGAAAGAGCTCGAGATGCACTCTATTCAAAGTATTTAACTAGAAGTGATGAACTTCAAACTCTAATAGAAAATAGACCAGTTGGTAAGACTGCAAAAAGTATAGAGCTAGATTTTATACAAGGTATATTTGAAAAAGAAGTACTACCAAATATTCAAAAAGGTGTATACGATAAAGCTGGCAGTGCTGGTGTAACTAAACAACTAATCTTTAACAAAGGCATACTACTTGAACAGTTTGAAGCTAACCCAGATCTTCAAAACTCTGTTGTTCCTGTTGGACTAGCAGAGAAAAATAACTTTGAAAGAGCTAAAGGTTTCTTCGACAGTGGTCGCACAATAAACAAAGATGTTCTGACATTCTATGAAGATGTACCGATGTTTAAGGTTATGAACGATGGTACAAAAGTACCTATGACAAACTTAGAAAAACTGGTACATAGAGCTAAATCTATAGGTGCTCTATCTGATGAAGATGGTGATGGCATACTAGAGTACGATGATACAAGAAAGTACTTTACAATGAAAGACCTTGCCAAGTTACGTAAACAACCAACCGATGGTAAATATCTACAGATTACTGCTGAAGTTTTACCAGACATGAAGCAAGCTTTACTAGCTATGAAACCTAGTGCAAGTTCTAGTTTTGATTCATACGAAGCTAACTTTCCTACTACAGGTAGAAGTGCTCCAAGAAAAGATAACTTACAGAACTTATCATTAGAGCAGATACAAGCTCTTGTCTTGACTCACGATATGAACAAGATAGGTTACTTTGAACTTGATGGTGAAAGATTATATAATACTATTAATGAGTTGACATCTAAAGGTATGATAAAGAAAGGTCAGAAGTTTGACCAAAACGCACAGTTCTATGTTAGAATGTATATGTTACAGAAAAACATAAACCAACGTAAAAGATCTATGTCAGGTCTTACTGTTATACCATATGCTAAAGGTCAACAACCAGTTACTATGGGCATAGGTGGTAAAGGCACAGACGGTGGTACAACTACACTAGGAAATACACAAGATGATTCTGACTGGTTGGGTATACCTAACTTTAGTCTTAATGATCTAGAAATAATGAGAAAAGTATTTCCATTGATGGAAGCACATCCTATGTCAGACTTTGCAACTATGACAAAAGATATAAGTAAAATATTCTTAGATGAATTAGCAAAAGATGGTGGTAAGAAGTTCTTTGAGAAAGACCGATACTTACAGCACGAAATTAGCAGAAAGGCTATTTTAGATACCTTAAGTCCTAAAACAAGAACAGTAAATCCAAAAGATAGAAGAAACAGAAACTAATGGAAGAAGATTACGGTATTGACGTTGAAGCTGCTAGAAGTGCTGGTAATAAGTACTTTGAATTTCTTGACGAATACGAAAAGAAAGAGCAGGCAGACGGTGCAATACAACAAGAACAGGCTGCTGAAGAACAGCAAGTCAAAGACGAATTAGAAGATCCAAGAGATGCCGGTACGTGGGGTGCTAAAGCCTTAATTAAAGAGGGTCAATCCATCCTATCTGGTGGTCTACAAGATACTGCATCTTCTATTGCAACCTTTGGAGAACGTACAGTAGATGCGTTGTCTGGAGAAATGTCAAGAGAAATAGAAGAAAAAGGATTCTACAAACCAGAGTGGACTCCTTTTGACTCTTACGATAACCCTATCGAAACTAAAACATGGTGGGGTAAACAGCTACGTGCGTTAGTTCACTTTGGATCTCTAGCAGCTGGTACAGTACTAGCAGCTAAAGGTGTGGCAGCTACAGGTATTATATCTATACCAGCAGGCTTAACAGGCATCGCTGGTAGTAGCATTGCCAGAGGTGCAGCTATTGGAGCTGTGTCTGACCTTGTATCTAAAGAGTCAGACGAAATGAACGCTATGGGTGCGTTGCGTGAAAGGTATGGCTGGTTTGATACACCACTAGCTACCAAAGACACAGATCATCCTGTTATGATGAAGATAAAAAACATCGTAGAAGGTATGGGTATAGGTCTATTTTTTGACGGACTAGCATACGGCCTAAAGAAGGGTAGTAAGCCAGTACTAGATCAAATATCTGCTAGAAATAAAAGTATAAAAGATCAGACTATCAAAGCTGGTATAGCACAACTACGTGAAGGTGATATACAGTTTAGAGCAGACAAAAATGCACCAGTAGCTGAACCACATCAGGGTGCACATACATCAGAAGTAGAACCACAAAAAGCTAGAGAACAGCTCTCACGTACACGTAATGAATGGGGAGCTGAAGAAGGCTCTACAGGTTCTGTAACTACACCAGTAGAACGTGAGCGTATAGCACTCAAGAGTGGTCTTGATGATGAAATGGTTGAGCGTATATACCAAGGATTAGTTGGTTCTGATAAGTTTGCTAGAGATTTAGCTGCTGCAAAAGGCGACAGAAAGTTACTAGCACAAACATTTAGAGAAGCTGTTGAAGGACATCAACGTATTACACAGGGCAGAAATGCTGCGGATATGTCACCACAAGAGTATCTAAAAGAGTTGTTTGAAACCAACGATGTTACAGAAGGTGTTGAAACATGGACAACTAAGAACGTAGTTATTGGTGACTTAGTTGCTGGTACACTACTTAGACAGCTACGAGATACTGGTATATCTGGTAGAGAGATAGCTGACATTGTAAATCTTACTGACATAGATGGCCCAGCTAAACAAATCGTAGATACTATGCTGACTTTGATGTATGAAACAAAGAAAGCAAGATTTGTAAAATCAGATGACTTCAGAAACTTTGGTGCTGGTAAGTCTCGTAAACAAGCAGTAACAGAAGCTCTAGCTAAAGAGCAACAGGATTCTAAAGATGCTATACTAGCTGTTTTAAACATTGCTAAAGAAGGTGATGATGACATGCTACTCGCAGTATTTGAAGCTTTCTCTATGATGAAAGATATAAACTCTGTTGATGACTTTGATAAATGGGCAAGAACATTGTTGTATGGTGGTAAGTTAGACCCTAATGCACCAGACCGTACAGGTGCTCTTATACGTGAGCTACAAGGTGTGACTACACATGGTATCTTATCTGGCCCTAAAACACCAGTTCGAGCAATCATGGGTACAGCCAGTGCAACTTTCTTACGTCCTATATCTACAGCTTTCGGTGCGTTGATACGCTATCCATTTAATGGTGATGCTGCAACAGTTAGAGCCAGCTTGTCAACTGTAAATGCTATGATAGAATCTATACCAGAAGCTTTTGACTTGTTTAGAACTAGACTCAATGCTTACTGGAAAGGTGATATATCTAGTATTAAGACTCGTTTTAGTGAGTTTACTCGTGGTGACAACAACTGGGAAATACTACGTAGATGGGCAGAAGATAGTGGTCGTGCGACTGATGGAGAAAAAGCTGCGTTCCGTATAGCTAATATGGCACGCCAGATGAACAGTAATAACTTACTTACTTATTCTACTAAACTTATGGCAGCGACTGATGACTCGTTTGGCTTTATACTTGGTAGAATGAAGATGCGTGAAAAGGCAATGCGTAGAGTCCTTGAGTTACAAGGCAATGGTATCCAGACACCACAAATCACTAGGCAGCTAATGAAAGCATACCAAGATGATTTCTATGGTCAGATCTATGATGCTGCCGGTAACATTACAGACGAAGCACTTGACTTTGCTAGAAAAGAAGTTACACTAACACAACCACTAACAGGCTTTGCAAAGGGTCTTAACGACGTATTTGCAGCTACACCGCTAGCTAGACCTTTTTTCTTGTTTGCAAGAACAGGTGTAAACGGACTAGCACTAACAGGTAAGCATACACCCGGTTTTAACTTTCTTGTAAAAGAGTTCAACGACATAGCACTAGCTACAGCAGATGATCTAGGAAGCGTACGTCAATATGGTATTACAACAGCTGAAGAACTAGCTAACGCAAAGGCTTTACAAACAGGCCGACTAGCGATAGGCTCTGCTGTTACATTTATGGCAACTATGGCTTGGATGCGTGGTGATCTAAATGGTAATGGCCCTGTTGACAGACAGAAAAGACAGATGTGGCTAGATGGTAAGTGGGAACCAAGAACTATAAAGCTAGGTGCTGTACGTGTTGGTTACGACCAGTTTGAACCATTTAATCTAATTATGTCTACAATCGCTGACGTAGGTGACGCAAGTGAACTTATGGGCGAAGAGTGGACAGAAGGAGAACTACAAAAGATTTCTCTTGTTATTGCACAAGCGATTACAAGTAAGTCATACCTAGCTGGTATACAGTCCTTTGTAGACTTATTTGGTGGTAGACCCGGACAAGGGCCACGTATTATAGCATCTCTTGCTAACAATACTGTACCATTATCAGGTTTACGTAATGAACTTGGTAGACTATTTACACCTTACATGCGTGAGATAGGCTCAGGTATTGACCAGTCTATACGTAACAGAAACCTAATAAGTGAGAACTTAACATTTATAAACCCACTAGCCCAACCGTTACCTGTCAAGTATGATATACTTAATGGTAAACCTCTTAAAGATTGGGACTTCTTAACTAGAATGTACAATGCTGTAAGTCCAGTTACACTAAACCTAGAGCAAAGTGCTGGTAGACAATTCTTATTTGATAGTGGTTACGACTTACGTTTGTCTACATACTATGCACCTGACAGCACAGATCTTACTGATAGTCCTAGACTTAGATCAGAGTTTCAACGAGAATTAGGTCAAGAGGGTCTAGAAGTAGCACTCGAAAAGCTAGCTAAAGATCCTAAGATTTTAGCATCTATGGAACAGATGTATGCCGATATAAAAGCTGGTAAACGTGCTGAGTTCAATGCTAGAGATTACTACCACAACATTATGATAGATAGAATATTTAGACAAGCACGTCGTAGAGCTTGGGCTAGAGTTACTACTCAGGCAGAAGCTATAGCATTGATTGAAGAGCAAAGAGAAAAAGTAAGAAAGCAAAGACAGAAGAAAATACAAACTCGTAACATCCTCAATATACCTAAATAAATGGCAACAACATTCGTAGATTACACTGGGGATGGAAATGCGACAAAAGCGTTTTCTTTTCCCTCTATACAAGAGTCTGACGTAAAAGTTGATGTAGATGGTGTTATTAAATCATCAGGCACACACTACAACATTACAGGCTACACTACTACAGGTGGTGGTAATGTAGTCTTTACATCAGGCAACATACCAGCTAGCCCAGCAGCTATACGTATCTTTCGTGATACAGACGTAGATAGTGCAAAGGCT